AACCGCTAAACCAACTTTGAAAGGAAATTTGCCGTGGCAAATAGCATTCTGACCATTGACATGATCACCAGGAAAGCCCTGGAGATCCTTGAAAACAACCTGGTGCTGACCCGCAACGTCAACCGCCAATACGACGACTCGTTCGCCGTTGAAGGAGCCAAGATCGGCTCGACCCTGCGGATTCGTCTGCCCGACCGCGCTCTGGTGACCGACGGTGCCGCCCTGCAAGTGCAGGACGACAACGAGCAGTTCACCACCCTGTCGGTCTCTTCGCAGAAGCACATCGGCGTGAACTTCACCAGCGCCGAACTGACGATGCAGTTGGACGACTTCGCAGACCGCGTGCTGAAGCCTCGTATCAGCCAGCTGGCCGCCAGCATTGATACCGATGTGGCCAACGCCTACAAGACCATTGGCAATACGGTCGGCACCCCGGGCACCACTCCGGCCACCTCGCTGGTTCTGCTGCAGGCCCAGCAGAAGCTGAACGAGAACGCCGCTGTGATGTCGCCGCGGTATGCCACCGTCAACCCGGCTGCAAACGCCGGCCTGGTGGAAGGCATGAAGGGTCTGTTCAATCCGACGGACACCATCAGCAAGCAGTTCAAGAACGGCATGATGGGCACGGGCGTGCTTGGTTTCGACGAAATCAACATGAGCCAGTCGATCAAGCAGTTCACCACTGGCTCGCGCACCGCTACCGGCGGCACGACTTCGGCGGCGATTACGACTGAAGGCACGTCCACCATCGCCATCACTGGCGCTGGCAACGCTGGCACCGTCAAAGCTGGCGATGTGTTCACCGTGGCTGACTGTTTTGCGGTCAACCCGCAGACCCGTGAGTCCACCGGCTCGCTGTTCCAGTTCGTCGCGCTGGCCGATGTCACGCTGAACTCTTCTGGTGCTGGTAGCATCACCGTGGCTCCAATCTACTCGGCTGCCCACGCTTTGGCCACCGTCAACACCCTGCCTGGTAACAGCAAGGCTGTGGTCTTTGTGGGCACCGCTTCGACGCAGTACCCGCAGAACCTGGTCTACCATAAGGACGCCATCACGTTTGCCACCGCCGACCTCCTGCTGCCGCAAGGTGTTGACATGGCTGCCCGTGCCGTCCACAACGGCATCAGCCTGCGCGTTGTTCGTCAGTACGACATCAACAACGACCGCATGCCCTGCCGTATTGACGTCTTGTACGGCTTCAGCACCATCCGTCCGCAGATGGCCTGCCGCGTCTGGGGTTAATCTTTAATTTCTAGGAGAAACATCATGGCATTTCCTAATGGTGCAGGTGGCTATCAAGTTGGTGATGGCAATCTTGGCGAAGTTATCATCGGCTACGGCGCCGCTCCCCTGTCGGTTACCGCTACCGCCACGTTGACTGCGGCTCAAGTCACCGCAGGCATGCTGCTGGTGGGTTCGGGCGCAACTGCTGCCCAAACCTACACGCTGCCCGCCGCGTCGCTGATTGACGCTGTTGTGACCTCTGCCAAGCCTGGCAGCACGTTCGATCTGAACGTCATCAACCTGGGTACGTCGTCCGGCACTGCAGCGCTGGCGATGGGCACCGGCACTGGGTTTACCGACGGCGGCAACGCTGCAACTACCGTTGCCATCACTGCCAGCGCAATGTACCGGTTCCGCAAATCCGACGACGCCGCTTGGACGGTGTACAAGGTGGCCTAATCTAATGGGGGCTTCGGCCCCCATTTTTCAAAGGATTGAAAATGGCTAATACCAAACCAATTGGCGTCGCGTACAGCGATCAAGACATCAGCGGCTCGGATGTCATTGAATCGTCTAACACCCTTGGCTACACGGCAGCAGCGCAGGGCACGGTCACGCAGTTGACCAGCAAGTCCACTGCGGTGACGCTGAACAAGTCTGCTGGTTCGATCACGATGAACAACGCGTCGCTGGCTACCGCCACCAACGCCACGTTCACGTTCAACAACTCGCTCATCAGTGCCAACGATACGGTCATTCTGACCATCGCTGGCGGCCAGACTACGCCTGGCTCTTATAACGTGTTCGCCAACGCGCTTGCGGCAGGCTCGGTCAGCATCTCGTTGCGCAACATTTCGGGCGGCACGCTGTCCGAAGCGATTGTGATCAACTTCGCGCTCATTCACTGCGCGTAAGACTAGGAGGTAGTCGTGGCAACTGCTGGGGATCAGATCAACGCCGCGCTGCGGCTTTTGGGTGTACTGGCAGAAGGCGAGACTACCTCCGCGTCAGTGTCGCAAGACTCGCTTGCGGCCATGAATCAGATGATTGATTCGTGGAACACTGAGCGTCTGATGGTCTACAACACCATCGACCAGATGTTCACCTGGCCCGCAGGATTCATTGAGCGCACGCTCGGGCCTACGGGTGACTTTGTTGGCCTGCGGCCAGTGCTGCTGGACGATTCAACGTACTACCGAGATCCGGGCACCAACGTCAGTTTCGGCATCAAGTTCATCAATCAGCAGCAGTACGACGGCATCGCCGTCAAGACCGTCACCAGCACTTACCCGCAGGTGATGTGGATCAACATGGAGTTCCCCAACATCGCCATGACGGTGTATCCCAAGCCCACGCGGGACTTGGAGTGGCACTTCATTTCGGTGCAAGAGTTGGCCCAACCTGCAACGCTGGCCACGGACATCTACATGCCGCCAGGCTACTTGCGGGCGTTCAAGTACAACTTGGCCTGCGAGATCGCGCCTGAGTTCGGCGTTGAGCCGTCGCCCACGGTATCGCGGATTGCCATGACCAGCAAGCGCAATCTCAAGCGCATCAACAACCCCGACGACATCATGTCCATGCCGTACTCGCTGGTGGCCACTCGCCAACGGTTTAACGTGTACGCCGGGAACTACTAAGCCGTGAAAACGCCCATCCTTGGCCAGTCCTACGTTGCCCGCAGCATCAACGCTGCGGACAATCGAATGGTCAACCTATACCCCGAGGTCTTGCAGGAAGGCAAAGAGGCTGGCTGGCTGCAACGTGCGCCAGGCTTGCGCCTGCTTGCCACCATCGGCACCGGGCCGATCCGCGGGGTGTGGGCGTTTGCCAGCAGCGATTCATTTGCGTTTGTGGTGTCGGGCAGTGAGTTGTACAAGATTGACACTTCATACACTGCCGCGTTGTTGGGCGCTGTGTCGGGTAGTGGCCCAGTCAGCATGGCTGACAACGGCACGCAGTTGTTTATAGCATGTGACCCGGTTGGGTACATCTACAACAACTCAACAGGCGTGTTTGCGCAAATTACCGATCCTGACTTCCCGGGCGCCAAGATGGTCGGGTATCTGGACGGGTACTTTGTTTTCACTGAACCCAACAGTCAGCGTTTGTGGGTCACAGCCTTGCTTGACGGCACCAGCGTTGACCCGTTGGATTTTGCCAGCGCGGAGGGGTCGCCTGACAATCTTGTCAGCCTGATCGTTGACCACCGCGAGGTGTGGCTCTACGGCACCAACTCGGTTGAGGTTTGGTACAACACTGGCGCGTCTGATTTTCCTCTGCAGCGTATTCAGGGGGCGTTTAACGAGATTGGTTGTGGCGCGGCATACACCATTGCCAAAATGGACAACGGGCTGTTCTGGCTGGGCGCTGATGCCCGCGGTCGCGGCATCGTCTACCGCGCTAACGGCTACACGGGTCAGCGCATTAGCACGCACGCTGTCGAATGGCAAATTCAATCGTATGGCGACATTTCCGACGCCATCGGGTACACCTATCAGCAAGACGGCCACTCGTTCTACGTTCTGACGTTCCCCAGCGCCAACAAGACATGGGTTTACGATGTGGCTACGCAAGCCTGGCATGAACGGGCAAGCGGGAACGATAACCAGTATCGGCACCGCAGCAACTGCCAGATGGCGTTCAACAACGAAATCATCGTAGGTGATTTTGAGAACGGCAACATCTACGCTTTTGACATGATGGTGTACGCCGACAACGGTGCGATCCAAAAGTGGCTGCGGTCGTGGCGGGCGCTGCCGCCAGGGCAGAACAACCTGAATCGCACCGCCCACCACACGTTGCAGCTGGACTGCGAATCGGGTGTTGGGTTGGACGGCACCGTTCAAGGATCTGATCCACAGGTCATGTTGCGGTGGTCAGACGATGGTGGCCACACCTGGTCCAATGAATACTTGGCGTCACTGGGCATGATTGGCGACTACAGTCAGCGTGTGTTCTGGCGCCGCCTCGGCATGACACTCAAGCTGCGTGACCGAGTCTACGAGGTCAGCGGCACTGACCCGGTCAAGATCGCTATCATGGGTGCTGAACTCATCCTGTCCCCCACTAGGTCGTAATGGCAACGTCCCCAAGCGCCACACCCACACCAATCACCCCGCCTCGGGTGGCGGTGCTTGATCCTCGCACGGGCCTCATCAGCCGCGAGTGGTACATGTTCTTTCTGAGCCTGTTCCGCACGGCAGAGGGGGCGGTTAATGCGGACACCAACGGGCCAACTACAGTCTCGCTGGTGGCGTCGCTGGACGCTGCAATTGACCGGCTTCAGCAGGAAACGCAGACTTTGCCGGTGTCGGTGTTTGAGCAAGTGCAGCCGCTGCTGGATGCGCTAGCGTTGGAGCTGCAATCTCGGTCTTTGTCTATCATTGAACAGATCCAGCCAGATCTAGATGACCTTGCGCAACAGATCGGCACCATGCCCCGGGTTGACGCGAAGGTGTCAGCTAGGTTCATTTTGCCGTCCAGCATCACGGTGGGCGCGTCTCCGTACACTTATCAAAATACAAACACGTACACTGCTGATATTATTGTCAGCGGTGGAGGTGTGTCTCTACTAGAGTTTTCGCGCGATGGCACCGCATTTTTCAATACCGGTAGTTTTTACGGAATGTTTACACTTTCGCCGTATGATCTTTTGCGAGTGACTTACACGCTGGCTCCGACTATGACCATCATTCCAAGGTAATAAATGACAACTCTTTCCCCCACGCCAAAACTGCAATTCTTTGACGCTAACGGCAACCCGTTGGTTGGCGGCAAGTTGTACAGCTACCAGGCCGGAACAACCACGCCGTTGGCGACCTACACCAGCCAAAGCGGCGCAACGGCAAACACCAACCCGGTCATCCTTGACTCGCGTGGCGAGGGAGACGTGTGGTTGGGCACTGCGCTGTACAAACTTGCGCTGTACACCTCAACCGATGTATTGGTATGGACCGTAGACAACATCGGTGGGCCTGACCAATCTACGTTGTCTCAACTTGCCGCTTCGGGCGGCTCGGCGCTGATCGGATTTTTACAATCCGGAACCGGAGCCGTGGCAACTACAGTGCAATCCAAACTGCGCGAGCGTGTGAGCGTCAAAGACTTTGGGGCCGCAGGGGACGGGGTGGCTGATGACACCACTGAAGTGCAAGCGGCGTTGAATAGCGGCGCAAAGATTGTGCAAGGTGTTCCCGGGGCCACATACCTTGTCAGCCATGCCGGCACCGTGACGGTCAACTCCACAGCACAACGGTACTGCCTATTGATCCCCGCTGGCGTGGTGTTTGATTTGAACGGGTCAACCGTCAAAGCCGCCAACGCCAGCAACTCAAGCCCAATCATGCTGTACATTGTGGACGACTCGGGTGTTACCAACGGCGTAATCAATTGCAACAAAGCCAACCAGACCACGCCCGCAACGGGCGAAATTGCCGGTATTTACGCATACGGCAACACCCGCCCTCAAATCAGTAACATCAAAGCCATCAACTGCCGCCAATATGCTGGCCGGTTTCTAGCTAATACTGGAGGCTACTACACTGATTTGTGGTGTACTGGTAGCGATGCTGACGGTTGGAGTTTTGGCATTGATGGCGGATTTAGCGGTCACATTGTTGAAGCATTTATCGACAACATTTACGCTGAAAACTGCACTCAGGTCTATGGTGGGGGTTACCAAGGCAATCCGGCAATCTTTACCACCAAGCGGTGCGTTGTCGGTAAAGTGATTGGCAAGAACAGTTCTGGCGGTATAAAAATCCAGGACAGCAGCGCGGATAGTTCATTTGCATCGCTTAATTTCATCGGGCAAGTAAATGGTACTGTAAACAGCGGGGTGAAAGTTCAAGGCGCTGGTACTGGCCTTCAACCTACGCGCATTAAAATTGCCATGATTAATGTTTCAAACGCTTACGGAAACGGTCTTAGAGTTACAGATTCGTTGAGCGTGGAAATTGCCGAATACCATGGTTTGAGCAATGGTACTGGCGCTGCGGCGACCGGAAGTGATAAGTATGATGTTGACATTAGCACGCCAACGGGCGGCCGCGTAATCATCGAAGCAATTGATTCAGAGTCTCCAGGCACGATATGCGGGCGTGTCACAGGCTCGGGCGTTTGCAAGATCGGCACGTTTTTTGGCACAAACCCTACCGGCATTGGTCTGCAATGCACTAGCACTGGTGAGACTTACATTGATGATTTGAGTATCATCGACAGTGGCTCAACAATGACGTACGCCTTCCGCGCAAACGCCGGCAAGGGTCGTATTCGGTCGCTTGTGACAAACAAGGCCAGCAGCACATCTCAAAGCCGTGTGACGGTAGATACTACGCTGTACGACTGGACTATTGACAGCATTCGACTTGGTAGTGCTAGTGTGCTGGAAGGTGTGGTTCAACTCACCAATGGTGCAACTTCTACTTCCGTAGCCAACGGGCATATTTTTCGAGAGTATGTTGGTGGGTCTGGTGACTACTTTCAACCAATTGTGCAGATTCTTCCAATGCAAGCCGCAACAGCGGCGCTGGGGCAAATGCGGGTTATCGCCACAGACGCCAGCGTCGGAACCGGGTTTACCATTAACCACGCAACTGCAGCAGGCGCGGCTGATTATGTTGTGTGGAAAGTGCTTGGCTGGAAAACTTTGAGCAGGCCTTTTGCATAATGAACCTACCTATCATCCCCCAAGACAAAGCCAACCATGCCATCTACGGCGCGGCTATCTTCTCGGCTGCGCTGCTGGTCGCGCACCACTTCGTGCCGATCTTCCAGATATATATCGCTGCCGCCGCAGTAGTGCTGGCCGCGTTCGGCAAAGAGGCCGCTGACCGCTTGGCAAATTTGCACGCGCAGCAAGCCGGCTTGCCAGCGCCCCACGGCGTTGAGATGATGGACGCCGTAGCCACCTGTGCAGGCGGCGTGCTGGCCGCGCTGCCGATGATCATTCTGGAGTACACATGACCGTTACCGTCAAAGTCCTGATCCCGGCCAAGATCGCCGAGAACTCGCAAACGACCCAGTACACCGCTGCTGGCGTGACTGCGATCATCGACAAGTTCACTGCGACGAACTACAGCGCCTCAACGGCGACCATCAGCGTCAACTTGGTGACCAGTGCGGACACCGCGGGCAACCAGAACCTGATCGTCAAGACCAAGACGCTGCAGGCTGCTGAGACGTACACGTTCCCGGAGTTGGTGGGGCATGTGTTGGCCCCCAGCGGGTTCA